GTGGACGCAGACTTGCCCTTCAGGTCTGGCTTAAACTCTGGCGCATACTTCTCACGGGCACGCCTACTGGCAACCTCAGCAAAAGTTTGTGTCGGACTAGGAAGGTCAGTTAGTTCGCCAAACCCTGTGGCTTGGCGCATGGCAGCCATCGCCCCAGTCTCGCCAGCAAGAATGTTAGCCTCCTTACGGCGAGCCTGAAAACCCTTATAGTTGCTTTCCTCATTCTTGCGGGTAACTTCCAAGTCCTGCGAATACCACTTCGGTGCATCCTCTTTAATCTTCGCAAACAGCACACCATAAGCATTCTGCGGAATACCATAACGTGTCTCTACAGTCGCTGGGTCATTATAGATTTTCTCTAGTTCAGCCAACCGAATAGGGTTACCACCAGCAATCTTGTAATCCCTAAAGTAGTCGCTAGCATAATCCCGTGCTGCTGGTTCCATCTGGTCATACTGTGCCTGAACATAGTTAACCTCAGGTTTTTCTTCTGGATACCACACCTCTGGGGTAAACGTATCAAACGCACCATAAAACGTGTCAGCCTGAGCCTGCTGCTGAAACGCCCCAAGAATCTCAGGATTAGAAACAAGCACACGCAACAACTGCTGCTGCGTAACATCAGCCTGCTTACCCAGATTCTCCAAGTCGCCACCAACAAGAATATATTGCAGCACCTGCTGGTCCGTCAATTTGGCAGCCACTACTTCTTCCCCTTGCCCTTACCCTTACCAGTTTTCTTCTTCCCACTAGGACCAAACTCGGCAATCGTCTTAGCACGCAACTGTGCTGCAGCATCCCTGCCACCAAGCATCTGCTCCAATGCCTTGTTCAACATCTCCTGACGCATCTGCTCAACCTCAACACCAGAACCAGCACGTTGTTTAGCAAGGTCAACCAAACCACTAGCCTCCGCACTAGCAAGGTCAGCACCCAAACGGGCACGCTCACCAGCCAAACCAGTCAACCCCTGCTGCGCAGCACCAGAAATACCAGCCTGCGCACCCATACGACCCAACGCCAACTGCTGCAAAGCAAGAGCCTGACCAGCATTGATGTCACCCAACGCAGCCTGACGCATAGCCTGCTGAGCAGTATTCAACTGCCCAGCCGAACCACGAACCAACTGCGCCATCTGCGCAGCCAACGCAGCATCCTGCGCCGACTGCACACCAGCAGCCTCCGTACTGGCACCAAACCCCTGCAGGCTAGCCAACAACGGATTCTGCTGCGGGGACAACTCCAACAACGGCACATTCGAATATGCCTGAGCCTGCGGAATAGCCGCCAAAGCCGCCTGCGTAGCCTGCTGAATCGCCTGCTGATTACCGCCATATTGAGCATCAAGGTAATCCATAGCAGCCTTACGCTGCGCCTCAATACCAGCCTCCTGCTGCGTGAAATACGGATTGTACGCTGCTTCACTCTGTCCCCGCAAACCACGAACAGCAGCCTCCTGCTGGGCGTACATCGGGTCATACAACCCACGCATAGCAGCAGCCTGCTCATCGGCACGGCTGCGTACAGCAGCAGCCGAACGACGACCAGCACGTTCCAAACCACGAGCAGCCTGCGAACCCCAACGGCTAGACTGCTGACGGCTAGGACCACCACCCGCACCGCCAGTCTTACCCAAAATATCTTCCAAACTACCGCTAGTGCCGTAGTCGGAAACGTACTCATTATAGCCTACGGCTGCCTCTGGTTCAATAGACATCGGCAAACCAGCATATGCGCCACTGACCAAACCAGCAGTACCTGCTGGTTTGTCAACCCACTTCTTCGCTACAGGGTCCCACATCCTTGCCATATTAATACCTCTTTTGTTCCATTAGTATGCGCCCAAACTCTTCAAGGTTTGGGCACTAGAAAGAATGTCCGCCTGCTGCTGCAACCTGAGGGCAGTCAAATAGTCCTCTAGGTCAGCCTGCTGAGCCGCCTCCGTCATAGCAATCTCATTCAGTTCATCCTGCATATTCTGGGTTTCCGACCCCAAATCCCGCTGCAAACTCTCGGCATAGCGGGACAATCCGCCACGCATAATGCCAGACTCAACAGATGGTCCACCCAGCCCGCGACGACCGTAACTAGCCAGCAGCGGCTGGTAACCCTCTTGATACTGACGTTCGATGTCACCCATCCGTCGCTTGCCCCGCTGCTGCCCCAGAAAGGCAGCCTGCTGGTTAGCCAAAGATTGCTGTAGCCGTTTACGGATGGCTCCTTGTTCGCTATACATTGCCATATTTACCTCAACCTATATTTCTGGGTGGAAGAATCAGAATCCGTGTTTCTCTTCAGGTCGGCAATTTCCTTATTCAATCGGGCAATCTCTTGCCCGATTGACCTAAAAATTTGTTGCAACGCCAAAGCATCAGAACTGTTCAGCGTGGACAAAAGAGGAGAATACCAATCAGACATGATTAAATTTTGATAATGTAGTTAACAACAAGATACGGCTGAAGGTTATTGTGCGCACCGCCACTACCCGTGTCGGTCGTGTCCTTTGCGGCATGGTCGCCGACACCAACAGAGTGACCGTGAGCCAAATCGACAGCACTGGTAGAACCAGAAACATCGTGACCGTGCGTTCCAGCATCGCTGGTGGAACCGCTAACATCGTGGCTATGGGTGCCAGCACCATTAGACGTAAACGTGTGCTGGTGGCTCGAAGCATAATCCGTGTTGCGGCTGGTGTCAGTTTCGTTGGCTGCGCTAGCACCCACCGAAACCCTAGTACCAGACTGATGCGTATGGCTAGTGCTGGTAGTGTTTCGGGTCGGGATAGTGTGGTCGTGGAAACCACCAAAGTCACTAGTGCCAGTGTGGGTGTGGTCACCAACACCGACAGCGGACAAGTTGCCGTCAGCCGTATGTGAGTGGTTGCCCACGGCAACAGCGGTCAAGTCACCATCAGCCGTATGGCTGTGAGTAGTCAAAGCATTAGACTGGCTAACGGAGTGTGAATACGCCGACACATTATGTCGGTGTATAGGCATCTCTGCGCTAGTCAACGTGTGCGTCTTAGCACCACCAGACTCACCCAAAACATCGAACGCCACATCCGCAGCATTACGCCCAACAGGCACACGCCCCTTGAGGTCGGGAACATTAAATGTGGTCGAACCGTCACCAGTGCCAAACGTAGTACCGATAACAGAAAACAATGCAGCATAAGTGGTTCGGCTAATTGCCGAACCGTCACACAGCAACCAGCCAGTAGGTGCAGCGGAACCACCATACTGTGTAATGCTGCCAGTAGGTGTCAACAACTGAATAGTGTTTGTTGCCAGTTTGTCAGTAGTAATAGCAGCAGAATCAATATTCGTCCCCGCCGCCAACGCTTCAACAAATGTTTTAATAGCACCAAAGTTAGTATTAACTTCCGATGCAACAATAGCAGTATTCGGATTAAACGAATACGGGATAGTCAAAGTAGCCATCAGCCACCAACCCTTCTTGAATTAAACTTGTAACCAATACTGTTGATTCCCCACGGTTGACCAGACTGACCAGTAAACTTCAACTGCACAGTCTTAGCCATACCAAGATTTTTACCAGTCTTAATGATGGAAGAAACAACACCAGTAGACCAAAGAGAAACATCCCATAAAGCAGAACCCCACAACGAAGTTGTGGAGTTACCTTGCTCCAAATTAAACTCTCGCCTAAAGTTTGCGTCAGCCTCATCAAAATCATGGTAAACCTTTACGTTCACCTGCTGAGCAACCTCTGCTTCCTTCATCACAATTTCTGGTCGACGGAACATTTTTTTCTGCATATATGTTCCAGCATCAAACCATTTCGTTCTATAATAACTAGAAAAACCAACAGCAGTACCAGCAATATTGTCAGTAGACAAATCATACTTATCGACATCCAATACTCTTGGAAGAGTAGGGTGAATCAACAGTCGATAAGCAATATTACCAGTAGCCCTAAAGTCGCAGCCACCAATTAAACCACAACCATCGGCTGTGCGGTGCATTGTCCACGCCGCAAGCGTAGGGTCAAAAATAAAATTCATAGTTGGCAAGGAAGGAAGGGTGCCGCTAGTGCTGTATGCGGCAGAGAGCCAAACTCTGCCGCCAACCCAAGAAACACTAAAATCCTCCGCATTAGAATTAGGAACATAACCCAAATCGATAATCGGTCGGACATTCTTGAAAATATCCACGATGCTGTTACCGTCAGTAAAAAACAAACCCCTATTAAGAGAATAAAAATATGCACCAGTATCAGTAGCGCATATCGCATGATGACTTTGGCAGCCAACAGAACTGCTAAGTTCCACAATCTGGAAAGTAGCGGAGTCGTAACCATACAACAGGAATGTGGCATTGGGTTTGAAGATAATCAACTGACCGTTGGCAACGACCATCCCTTGGATGCCGTTGCCGCCAGCGTTAATATCAATATAGTCGTTAGCCAACCAGTTGTCTGGTATAAACTCATGTGACCATCGGATACGATTTGGGTATGCGACACCACCTTCAGTGGTGTTCGCGGCAAACATCTTATTAGCGTGGACACACAAGTGTTCAGCCTGCGGGATTTTACCAGCAGGAGCATCACCATAAGCCTGCCACGCCTGAGGGTTTGTTCCACTTGCAGTCAAAGCAGTAGCATATGTGTCTGTTGTTTTCCATCGGTAACCACCAGCAGCAGCCGCACTACCAGTAGCAATATAAAGAGTGTCACCCCAAGCAGCAAGACATGCGCCATGAGTGCTATTAGCCGTAACATCAGTAGGAACACCAACATTATTCCACTGCAATGGAAGAAAATCAGAACCAGTCGACTTATACACTTTCGTCGCAGTAGTCAACATAACATGTGGTGTAGCACCATAAAACGGTGTTAACTTCTGCGGTGTCCAACTTGCAGCAGGCACAGGTGTAGCGTTAATCCGCTCCATTCCACCCCGAGAAAATACACCACCACGCGGGTCAATTTCAACATTCAACATTTCTGGCGACTCGTTATCAGCCAACTGGAACTGGTCGGAACGAAGATTCAAACCACCAGTAAAATCTTGCTGTTGAAAAATATTTATGCTGGACATTACTGCCCCAGCGTTCTACCAAGATTCTGCAACCAACCCTTATAGGTGGGGCGACCCTTGGTCGGACCACTAGACATAGTCAGATGACCATGACTAGTTGGCTTCGTAATGTTGCTAGCAGCCATAGCAACACCTTCATCAAAAGACTGCTTATAGATAGCAGACATCTGAGCATCTTCCAACTGCTGGTAGATGCGGCTCACTGCATAATACACCAGCGGGAAATGCAACGACGGATGTGCGTCAACCGCATCATTCAAACCAATCCAATCCCGTGGCTCACGATAACCACGGCACTGCATCGTCCTAGCCGTCTGCGGCTTCGGATACAAATGAATACGGTCATTCCACACTGCATAAAACAACGGGTCGCCAGCAACATCATACGAACCAATATATGTTGCCTCACCCTCTTCATAACCAATCATCTCAAGACGGGCACCCACACCCACATTATCCACAATCGAAACAACCTGAGAAATCGGGTCAACAGTAAAACCCGAAATCAAATATGCTCGAACATTAGGCGTAGTCGTAAAAGTAAACGATGTCTCCAACCAAGACCAACGCTTCTCAACATCAAGAATCCTGTAGTAGCCGTCACGGATATACAAATCCAAAAGGCTATCAGGCAGGTCATCCGTATCTAGGTCAACAATCTGTCGGACCGTATTACGCAACTGTGTTGCCGTCATCGTCGTGTACGCCATCAGCCACCTCCTTGTCCTTGCCCTTAGTTGCGGACCTCAAATGCCCCATGCAGAGGTCCGTACCCTTGGCTTTGATTCCCTCACAAGTATCTTGATTAGCGGAACACTTATTGCCACGCCCAATATATGGGGCAGACGGTGCCGCTATGCGGGCACCGTCAACTGCAGCCAATCTGATACCAGAAATAGGCTGACCGTAGTATGTGTGGGCGGGGACAGAACCTTGAATACTCATCACTTATGGGCTGAATGTTCCCTATTATCGGCTAAATCTATTTTCAGCCTTCACTGCCTTTTTCTGCAGGGCAACATCGGCTTCACGCATGCGCTTCAAAGCCATACGCACAGTCAAAGCATCCTGTTTACTGAGGTTCTGTGACTGTAGCAAATCTTCCAAAATCTTCATCGGGCTAGAAGCCTTAGCCATTCTGCCTTCATTGGTAGCAATGCGCTGCTTCAAACCCTGCAGGCGTGGAAGATACTGGGTAGCCCCAAGTTCAAGAATATCTTTATCTCCAAGATAATCACGAAGCAAAGCATCAAGTTCATTCTCATCAAGCAAGGGTTTACCAACTGGTGTTTCAGCCGCACGCCCAGCACGCACGCCCTCGGCAGCAGACGCAACATTACGCTTAGCCTTCAGTTCCCCACGCACGCCACTCAACATTGCGCTATAGGGATTTTTGCCACGACCAGAAAAAAGTTCCTGTGCAGCAGCAATAGCATCTTCGGCTTCTTTACCAACTTGGCTAGCAGCACCACTAGCGGTTGGTTTTACAAGTTTATCTTCTCCAAGTACGTCAATAACCATTTGTCTTGCTGAAGCATCATCCCAACCATACAATAGTGGATTTATCCTCATAACTTGTTTTGCAAGTTCGTCAATTTCGGCATCAGTAAGAGAAGTAGCATTTGCTTTTTGGGCAAAACTTTTTCCAACCTGTTTAGCGGTTAGCCTTCCTTCTCCAGAAAGAGCAGCCCTAGTTATATCGTCAGCAATATTCCCACCAATAGGCAACATAGCCATAGCAGCAACAACAGCATCCTCATTGCCAGCCTTGCCTGCAGCCAAACGCTCAAGTTCTTGACCAGCAAACAAATTGTCAACCAGCCAAGTTGACGCACGCTCGGGGTTAATGAAAGTTTTGCCAACCTCAGCAGGATTATCCTTAGCCCACATCAAAGGGTCAACAATAGCCCCCTTAACAAGATTGCCACCAAACTCGCCAACCTTCTGGACGTTGTCGATACCAGCACCAATAGTGCCTACAGCAACATCCTTAATGATGTCAGTCCAAGACTTAGACTTCTTCTTCTGACCAACCTTATTGCGTTCGCTAGGATTTCTGGATTGCGCCATAATGCGCCCGAATCCTAGTAGCCGCCAGCGCGGGTAGGCTTGCTAGACTTCTTGGTAGTCGCAGGCTTCTTCGTTGTCGTAGGCTTCTTCGATTCTGCTGCACGCACCGAACCAGACGACTTTGAACTGGTGGTTGACTTAGATGTCGACTTGCCAGCGGACTGACCCAACGCCATGTACGCTGCAGCCTTGTAGTTCTTGGTGTCACTGCCACCAGTGGTTCCAGTTCCCTCGAACCCACGAGCCGAACCAATACCAGTACGACCCATATTCGGCTTCGGCTTCGGCTTCGGCTTAGCAGCCTCAACACGCTTCGCCGCTTCCTTCTTACCACCAGCGTAAAACTCGGCGGCACGCTTTACTTTGCCAGACTCGTAACGCTTAGCCAACTTAGCACGGTCGACCTTCTTGCCAGCAGCCTTCAGTTCCTGTGAACGAGTCTTAATGAAGAAACGCTTACGGGCAGCAGCATCACCAGCAGACTTGCTACGACCAGTAGGCTGACCGAGAGCAATACCAGCAGCAGATTCTGCACCAGCACGCTTTGCACGAGCCTTGCCAACCGCCTGCTTGCGGGCTTTAATGAGGTCCTTATTCGGCATATTTATCTCCATCTAAAATAGAAATGGTGGGGGGCTTTCTCCCCCCACCATTATCCATCTTGTTCCGTCAGGAACTAATCAGGCAGTCTTGCCCGTCAGTTTGCCCTGCTTCTTACGGTTACGGCAGGTCAGGTTGCCGTAGCACATGATGAGTGCGTACCGTGCGTCGAGGTTCTCGGGACGGACGAACTCGGTCTGCTGGAACCACTTGCCCGAGTGACCAACAAGCGTGAGATACTTGCTGTTCAGGAAGTAGACCGTGCCAGCGGTGCAGTGGACATCGTAAGTCACAGGAGCAGCCTTGAACAGCAGGTTCTGGAAACCAGCATCTGCAGTCTTGGTGTCGGTGTAACGGAGTTGCGGCTGGAGCAGAGCCTCATACTTCTCGAAGAGAGTCTGAGTGGTCAGCACCATGTCGGGGTGGTCGTTGCCAACCGACACCGAGTTGTAAGCCGTAGCCATCTGAGCCAGCGTAAGCGCACCAGCGGTGTTCTCTTCATACGAACGCCACCAATCATTCAGTGCGTCCGACGAATCGATGCCACCAACGGTGTTGCCCGACTCAACGATGTTCGCCAGACCGTTCCAGTTCTTACCAGAGTTGCCCGTGCCATCAGCAAAGAACATCTGGTTGAAACCTTCACGCATCGACTCCTCAGCCTGCATAATCTTGGCTTCGAGAAGGTTGATGATTTCGGCTTCGCCGTTGTTCTTCGCCTCTTCGATACCGCTGATTGCGATAGACGCAGCGTACTGCTTCCAATCGTATTCAGCAGCCGACATGCCAGCCTGAGCCGTCAGCGAAATCGTGTCGTAACCCGAGTACGAACCAACCGTCGTGTTCTGCCCATAGATGAGCGGTTCGACAATCTTCGTACCGCCATCCAACATGCGGATGCGACCCTTGTCCATGAGGAAGTAGGTCAGCGGACGGGCAGTAAAGACGTTGTCAGTCAACTGGTCACGATAGTTCGCAAGCGTAGTTGAAAGCAGCGCATCAAAGTTTGCATTACCTGCAGGCATTCTAGTTTCTCCTTAGTAGTTAAAAATTGGCGTTGAGTTGTTCTTTAGCAGCAGCCCACGCATCTCGGATTGACCTGACTGGTTCAGCCTGCGGAATAACACCAGCACCGCTAGCACTAGCCCCACCAGAAACAACCGCTGCGGTACGCTTCGCATCCACAACCTGTTGTTCCCTAGAGGCTTGCTGTGCTTCAGCCTGCCGACGAATCTCCACTTGCTGCATAATCTTGTCAAACGCAATCTGCTTATAAACTGCTTCAAGGTCGGTGGTGTCCAAACGGAGTGCAGTTGTAACCACCTCAGACGGGTCAAAATCTGGGTACTTATCCTGAAGCCGAGAAATTTCTTTCTCAATTTGCTGTTGAGCCTGCAACTCCTCAAACTGTGCAATGCGGTTATCCAGTTGGCGATACCTCGCCTCCACTGGGTCCAACTCTTCTGGTTCGATGTCCATGCTATCCACCATGTTGGCAGCAGCCTGACGGCTGATGCCATAATGCCGTGACAGCAAATCAATCGTAGCAGCGGGGTCCCGCTCCAACGCAGTCTGCAATGCGCTAGCGAACTGCATCTGCTCTCGCTGTTGCGCAAGTTCCTGCGTCTTACGGGTATAATCCGCTTGACGCTGATAACCAGAGATTGCTTCAGTCAAAGGAATATACTGCTCCTCGCCATCAATCTTGACAGGCACCTTATAAGTGCTGTAGTCATCGACTGACAGGATTGGCTCAGATACTTGACCTGTGCTTTCACCGTAACCTTCAGTTGACCCGACAGTGGGTTCTGCTCCTACGGCGTTTGCGATTTCATCGCTCATTATGTCTAACTCCTAGAGTCCTAGAATGGTTGCTCTATATATTGTATATGCCGTTCCCTAGAACGGCATAACTGGTGGCATGGGTCCAGCCGCTTCGGGCGGCGGACCCATTGGCGTTGGTCCAGCCCCACCCATCGGAGGGGCGGGCACTGGACCAGAAGGACCCGCTGGAGGCATAGGCTGCTCGGCTGCCATAAACTTCTCAGGATTCTTCACGCCGAAACCATACTGCAACACATAGGCTGCAAGTTCCTTCATATTCACGATACCAGCACCAGCGAACGGTGCCATAGCGTCGACCATTTGTAGTGCCATCTGGCGACGGAATGACTCGTTAGTCGGCTGGGTAGAGCCAGCCGCCACCTCAAAGTCAAACTGTCCTTCCAAATACTCACGGGTATAGGACACCCACAGTGGCTCGCCATCCTTGCCCATCACTCGGGCAACCTGCTCACCAGTCATAAACTGTTGGGCGAGGACAACCATGCGGCGACCAATCTCAGCGATAGCCAACTCCACCGTAGCCAACTTGTCGCTAGTGCGGGCATTCTGCGCATCCTGAATAAGGCTAGCCTCAGTAGCGGTACGGCGAATCTCGGGTGACCCGCCACGCATAAACTCGGCAACACCACTGATACGGTCGATGTCGTTGCTAATCAGGTCCGACTGATTATAGAACTCGGGCGGGTTGATAACGGCAGGCATCGGAACAACCACGTTCTGCAGCGGTTCGTCGGAAACGACAGGGACCATGACATTATCTTCAGTCGACTGTAAAGCAGACCGACCAAGCGAATCAAATGCGCCTTCCTTATACAGGTACTTGCGAGCAAACCGCTTGCGATGGTTCATCATTTGGGTGCGAGTTTCGTTCAACTCGTGCTGCATCGGCTCAATCTGCTCAAGGTCCCCAATAGGGTAGAAACAGTCAGGCACATCATGGTTCCGAATCATTACAAACGGTTGACCAAACGAATATGGCATTGCCATCGGCTTAATTAGGAACTTGTCCCCGCCATCCGCAAACACACACATCGTCTTGTTCGACAAGTCATAGAACTCCCACACTTCGGCGTAGCCCATAGACTTGTCATAAACCTTCTTGCGACTAGGGTCATCGCTGTAGCGACTCATCCCCATACTGGCAACCTGCTCACGGGCAGTACGGTCATAACGCTTGTCGGACTTGACTTCACGGATTGGGCGGCGGATACGCTGCGCAATCCACCGAGCATCCTTCATGCTGGTGGCATCAGGGTCCACAAACACATCGAATGGGGACACCCGTTCAGCGAACGGGCTGTCCTCCAAAATAATAGTTGCAGCCTCAACCTCGCCACCCTCAGCCATCGGGTCGCTAGGGTCGGTATCGGTGCCGACAACTTCCTCTTCAACAAACCTGTAGCCAACCTTAACCCAGCCGTGACCAACCACAATAAAGTCTTTGACAGCACGACGAAACTCGGAACGAATGTCACGGAACCGCCACCAATAGTTGACGACAGCCTCAACAATAACAGCCTGCGCAGCGTTATCAGAGTTCGTTGCGTTAACCGCAATCTTTGGGTGGTTGACCGCAATGCTAGGGGCAATGACGTTCACCGTAGCAAATACCATATTGACCAGCACTCGGTCCTCTTCACTATAGGAGTTGAAATGCTTGCCTTTATACAGGTCAACTAGTCTACGCCAAATAGCGTCGTAGCCCTCGTCCTTGCGCCAACGCTTGGAGGCAGACAACCGCTGGTTGTAATCCTTCAGAAGTTCGGCATGTGACCGTCTAGCCATTACTTAGAACCTCGCCCATAGGCTGAATCCTTCGGGTTCAGCCAGCGGATAATCGGCGGGAAAGTTGCAGCGGCAACAGCAGCCACAAACTTCTTTGGTTCAGTTTCCCCAGCCAACACCAAAGTCAGGACGGTGGCAACAGCCACCCGCAGATAACTGGCTAGTACCGCTTTTGTTTTCTTATCAATGACCATGACCATCCCCAATATGTTTATCAAACTTGTTGTCTAGATTATCGACCTTGATTACGACATGCTCCAGTAAGCCCCTAGATTCTGCATGCTGGCTGGTGTTTTCTTTCCGTAGCCTTTGTAGCAAAACCACCACTGGTCCTGTGATGACGGCGACAGCAATAGGCACCAGCCACTCCATATCACACCCACCGATTTCCTACAGGTTCGGCGTTGTAACCGTTAATTTTGGCATCTTCGACAGTCTTACGTTGGCGTTCGCCAATGGTTTCACCATGAAAGTTCTCTTTACCATAAGTAAAACCAATCCGAACCTCTTTGATATGGCAACGAAAACAGATGGCACCCCTACGTTGGATAGCCTCGCTGACTTCTTTGCCGCAGATTTCACATGAATAACCCATCAATATACCAGAGTTCGTTCCTAGCGTTGACCCATCCGCACATTATGCGCCCCAATGGGCACCCTATCCTCCCCAACCTCGCTGAAAAGGTGCTGCTCCCACCACAACAGGCTGTTGTATGGGACCTGAACATCTCCACGATACTCGGGTAGCCACACATACTTCAGCATCTGGTTAGCAATAGCCAGACTAATGACACGGTCGTCGTGCGGGGAGCCACCCATCTTGCCGTTCTGCTTGCGAACGTAGGTTCGTAACTCGGCGATAGTGCGGGCACAGTAAATCTGTAGGGCACCATCACGGATGCTGGCAGACAGTTCGTCAATCATCAACGGCTTCGACGTATTGGTGGTACGCCAACCCAGTGTCTGGCTGGCTTGGGCATGAACTTTATTCAACTGACGCTGCCTATAAAGATTCTTGTAACCATATCGTTGGGCAGACTTGAGGGTAGTCAAACCGTGGTTGTTCGACTCTACGCCCAACAAGGCTTGATTATACCACCAGCCGATTTCAGCCAGTAGTTCACCAAATAAGTCAGGCTCAATACGTCCATGCCACTGCCCAACCAAATCGCCACTAGTAGCATCAATGATATGGGCGGAACTATAGTCGCCGTGGGATAGCCCTTCGGCAACGTCAGCCCCAATCACATACACCTTCTCAGCATCAGGTGATTCCCAAATAGTGAACTCGCCATCTTCCGTTTCACGGAACTCTACGCTACGGTTCGAATACACATGCAGATACCCAGTGAATGGTTCAATCGTAGGCAACGCATCCAAAATATCAATATCGAAAACAGGGTTGCCTGACTTAATGAACGCTTCCTCAGGGAAGCGTGGATACTCTTGGTGCAACTGCCAAGGCTGCATGTTCCTAGCCTTAACTTCGTACCAGTCATCGCCACGTTCACCATCAGCATCATATGGAAAAAAGATTCCAGCAAACTTGTTGGCTCCAGTTTGGGAACCAACCCAAAGATTGTGGAAAAAGTTACCCGAACCATTAGCAGTAGACAAACCGATTACTCTACCGCCAACGTCTGTAATAGGTTCGATAGAAGCCCATGCCTCCTCGGGGTTGGGCAAGAACGCCCATTCGTCCACAATCACTAGATACACCGATTCACCACGAGCAGGGTCGCTACCGCTAGGCAGCGACTCAATAGCCGACTCGTTATCAAACACCATCTTCAACTGGTGGTCAGTAACCTGACGAGGTCCACGTTCACGCATCCAAGCAGGAAGAAACTTGTAACCATACTTAGACTTGGCAAGCAACTTCATTGCTTCACGTTCAGTTCTAGATAGCATAATGACAAATCTGTCCTGTTGAAAGAACGTCAACCAGAAAGCATATGCTGCAGCCAAAGTAGAAAATCCAATCTGGCGAGCCTTAAGAACAACACTATAGCGTTCCGCCAGCCAAGACTCCATAGTCTCAACCTGCGCATCACGCAACTCAAACTTGATACGCCCCTTCTCGGGATGCTTAATGTACCAGTAGTTCTCGCAGAAATATTTGAATGCTTCTAGTTGCTCATCGACGCTAGCCTTCTCGGGTCCACGACACTTGCGCCACTCTTTCTCATTTACGAGTTCTGTCAGGTCCACGGTTCACCACCCCACGGAATCCAGCCGTCACCATAGCGATTATCAACAAATACATAAATAGCCACAAACGCCTTCGCTGCAACTTTAGGGTTAAATAGTTGCCTACAGTTATCAACGATGTTCCAATCCACAAGAATCCCATTGCCCGTAGACTTTGAAGGTTTGCACCAAAACTGGTTGATTTGGAACAACCCGAGCGACCCGCCATACGGGTCGTCAGGGTTCATCGCCCTAGGGTTGCAACGTGACTCACGCCACATCACATAGTCCACCTGACGGGTTTTGTCCCAGCCAATTTCCTTTGCCACAGTCCTAGTAATGTGCCTCATGCCGTGGCAGCGAAGCGTTGGCTTCGCCACCACCTCGGCGGGGACAAACAAGGTACAGCAAAGCAAAGCCGCTGCTATGGTTTTCTTCATTGTTCCTCCGTTTAATCGGGGTACTTGATGTTGATTTCCTTAGCATAGCAGGCGTGGATAACTGGAACCAACTCTTGAATGTCGGAATTAAACTCCCGCTGAGCGGTAACATCCGACACATGTTGCTTATACAAAAACTTTGGGATGTGCTGCATCTTCGTAGCCAACGCAGTCTTAAGTAGCAAGTCATAATCGTCGCAAACTTTCAAGAACGGATTATGACCACCAACCTCGTGGTAGACACTATTGCGCCAAGCCCGCACATGATTAGGTACAGCAACAATATGAGCCAACGTATGCTTGTTCACGGTCGGCATACTCATAACCCAACCCTGTCCTTCGACATGATATTCGGTGCCGTAACCTAAACCCCACCCAGACGAGTAACGCTTAAATTCTCCATTAGGAAAAACCTCAGCCCAGTCTGAATACACGAACCCAACCTCGGGGTCCTCGAAAGCCCTGGCTATTTCTTCTAGGCAAGTGGGCATCAGTTCGTCGTCGTGGTCCAACTCCACGAGGATGTCCCCGCCAGCCAAACCAAACGCCTGTTTCTTAGCGTTGCCAATACCACGCCCATGCGCGGTATGTGGTTTACTGATGCCGACATGGTACCGTTCATCGGTGCATAGCCCTTGGATAAATCGGAAAACTTCCATGTTTTCCGTGGGTGAATCATCGTGGATAATCCATTCCCAATCCGTATGGGTTTGTTCCTTCAGGCTTTCCCAAAGTCGAATGAGTTGGTACGGCGACGTTTCGTACGTCGCCGTAACTACGGAAATCATTTCTACTCGCTAGGCTTCTCGTCGGAACCTTGCGATGAAGAAACATTCTTTTCAATAAACGCTTCAAGCATTGCAATCTTGATTGCTTGGTCCGCAATCTGCCGAGTCAAAGACTGGATAACCAGATTCGGGTCCACTTGAGTTTCGTTACTCACTAGGTGTTACCTTTCTAATGTTTTCTGCCTTGGGTCCTTTTTCCCCAGCCAGTGTTCTTTCAAACTCTACAATGTCGCCACGGACAAAATCGTATTCGCCGTTAAACAACAAATTGTATTCCTCATCATCATCTGTGATGATAAATCCAAACTTGCGGACTTTGTTGTAAAATTCTACTCTGCCTCTAGGCATTATGCAACCTTCTTCTTGATGTATGTGTATGGTCCATCGCCAGCAACCTCATGTGTTGACTTGGATGGTTCTACTTCAAACTTTGTTCCCTTGCGTACTGCATCCACTCGCCACCAGAAACGCTGGAAAGGCACATGGAAACCACCAACCTGTTCTACAACAAACTCTCCATCTTGAATTTCGTATGCAGCAAGATTTGCCGCAGGACCATTCTCGTCGGAAATTGGCGTTACCATAATTGTGCGACCTTCAAGTTCGGTCAACTCTTCAAAATAATCTGGCAACGTCACAACGCAGATACCGTTTTGCAGTTGCCCTTCACCGCGATAGAACACATCAGAAGTTGGACCTTCAGCGCAAGCGTGGACAAGGTAGTTATCTGGCTTAGTTGGGTGGTCAATAACAAAAGTTTTAACGTGGGTACCGTCAACATATTGCGCATAGTATCCAAACCAGCCGAACCAAGTGATGTTACCACTAGTCATTCGCAGGTTTGCACCGTTGTTTGTGTTGTTACTAGAGAATGGTTGGTTTGAGCGGATTTCTCCAGCAGTATAAAAATTCTTATCGCCATAAACACGAACCCAAGTGGAGTCTGACATCCAGATTCCGCCACCATAGGATTCATTATACCATCCAGAGCCGCCCTGTGACCTAAACCAGTTACTGGTGTAGATTGTTCCACAACTATTGATGTTGTTACCGTTTAGGTGTACTGGACCATAAAGCCAGTTATTGCCGCCAGAATAAATACCAGCAGGGTGCCAACTGGCTTCGCCAGTTCCCCCAACGTTTTCATTACCTCTATAAGCATAAGCATAGACGGTGCCGTCGTTGCTGATTACAACTTCGTCAGTTCCGCCACGGCGAATACGCACAATTTCAGCAGAGTCGGGACCAGAACCAAGATACCAGCGGTTACTGTGGTATTCGAGTTTACCAACACCATTTGACGGGTTGCCAGACCATGTACTAGTTGATGCCTGATAGTAGCCAGTAGAGTTTGACTGCATATTAATAGACCCATAAATGTATACTGGTCTACCCTGCTGATAATAGTTTATATATGTGCTACTTGCAGCAGCAGGGTCAATATGAATATTTCCGCTACTAATAAAACGACCATTGCTTGCGGTAACATTAAAGAATGTTGGCGATGCGCCAGTATGAATGTCTTGAGGCAAATTAAGGGTAACCGCACCCGTTGCAGATGAAACAGTAATTCTGTTAGTGGTGCCAGTAAGGCTGGTTACACCAACAGCACCCGCTGGTCCCTGCGGACCCTGAGGTCCAATGTCGCCCTGTGGACCAGTAGCACCAGTAGTACCTTGCGGTCCCGTCGCTCCTTGAGGACCAGTGCTGCCCTGTGGTCCTTGAGGACCAGTTAAACCAGTTGCGCCTGTCGAACCCTGAGGTCCTTGCGGACCAATAGCCCCCTGAGGTCCCATAGGTCCAATGTCGCCCTGTGGACCCATAGGTCCAGCCTGTCCCTGCAAACCCTGTGGACCTGTCGGACCTTGGGGACCCTGTGGTCCCTGAGGTCCCAAAAAGCCTTGGTCACCCTGAGGACCTTGTGGACCGACAACACCCTGAGGACCAGTTGGTCCCTGAGGACCAATGTCACCCTGCGGACCTTGAGGACCAGTTAAACCAGTAGCACCAGTGCCGCCCTGCGGACCAACAGCACCTTGAGGACCAATAGGTCCAGTTAAACCCTGAGAACCCGTTGCCCCAGTATCTCCCCTAGGGATAGTGAAGAAGAAATTGCCAGCAACATAAGTTACTTGCGCATTTGTCCCCTCTGCACCAGTAGTGACACCGCCAACACCCAACGCGCCCGCGTAATAGTTACGCAACGTAGTTGCCGTAACCTTTTTGTTGGTAGCGGTAGTAGCCAAATCGGTGACGGCAACAAACAGTTCATTACCCGCAAGCGTAAACGCTTCGGGCAACTGACTAATACGTTTATCGCTAGGGGGTGTAGGCATCGCTGTTTCCAACCTCAAGGGCGGTCAATTCATCGTTCTCCATTAGAAAGTTTGTTCCATCTTCCCACTCAAGGTTGGCAAACAGAAATTCGCCGTTATTCCAAAAATCGTTAGCGATATCCCCAACAGTATCCCCAACCGCCTCCGTGTTGTCATACCACTCGTACTGTTTCGAGGTGGAATCCTCGCCAGCATAGTTTGCGTAATACCTGCGTAAATGGTCACCTAATGTTTTGTTCGGTCCGTAATACCACTCTAGGGTGGAGTACATTGCGTCGTTAGTCGGTTGCTTCGTCATCTCTGAACCTCCGTGGCTTACATGGCTCACCTTCGCAACAGGTGTCCTTCCAGTGGCATTGTGGGCACATCCAGCGTGTAGCGTGCGGTGGGTACTCGCAGCCGCACTCTGGGCACTCCACTAGGCTTGCCATGACTCCTGCCGTGCAGCCTTCTCGCCAGCCGCAACGCTGGCGATGAGAGCATCCAAGTCCGCATCCGAAATCTCAGACACCTTAGTGGAATGTTCGACACTAACTTGGGTCGGTGCCATCCGTCCCGTAGCCTGAAGGTATAGTTGGGCTGCCTTGTTGTCCCCGCCAAGGGCACGGTCATAGATTGTATCCAGCAACTTCTGAGTTCGCTCAGGCGAACCTTGCAGTTCCTCCACCCGACGCTTCCACTCGGCAGCAAACGCAGGCTTCTTCTTCCAACGCCTGAGGGTGGAGTCGTTGACCTCCAGCACCTTAGCCATAGCCTCCTCCGACCTAGGGTTACGGTGAGGTGCAGGCACTAGCAGCCAGTTCAAAAACTGCTCTTGTTTCGGGTCCAAAATACTTTCCATTACTAATGGAGCGTCTGTTCGCAATTAGACTATTTGTTGGGAACGTGTGGGGGGGATAT